CCTTCAAGCAATTTTCGCATTTATTAGGTCTTATCAGAAATCCATGTTTAAGAGCATATTCATACATATTTCTAGATTTATCTTTATGTCTATATTTTTCAGTTTTAACATAATTTTTTTTCCACTCATTAGCTTTTTTCCTTGCTTCAGGTCTTCTTGCTAACTCCTTTGCTCTTTCTCTAACCTTTTCTGCATTTTTCTTTCTCCAATCATTTATAGTGCGGCGATATTTTTCTGCATCTAGTAAACGATTTTTTCTAGATCTTTCAGTTCTAAGTTTTTTTTGTTCTTCGTGATTTTCATAGTATTTTTTTCTATTATATTCACGTATCTCATCTCGTCTTTTATCTAATTGCTTTCGTTTTGCCTCGTTGAGACATTCTTTACATCTAGAAGAACGTCCGTCAGATTTTCTTTTTTCTGATTGAAATTCATCTAAATTTTTTTCTCTCTTACATTTTGTGCATAATTTCATGATGGTCTCCTTTTACAGAGACCATCATAATCGGGTTATGATTTTACCACAACCCATTATTTCTAACTTGGAACTGGGGCGTTGATTGTCCCTGTCTCGCATTTATAAGCTTGGTATACCATAACATCATTTGCGCCTCCTGCTACCCCTGTGGAGCCTGCTGAGACACCAAGAAGCATACATGGAAGGAACAAACCAGACCTAAAGGACCCCTGTGTAAAATTATACCCAGTAGTTACGTTAGTGATTGGATTATAGGTTGTCGCTTGACCTGCTGGAGCAACGGTTGCAAACAACTGTGTTGTTGGCGAACCCGAACTCGGAGGAAAAGCAAATGCTGTATAATTGGTTGTGTCAATATTGATGTTAAAATTATAGGCATCAATAATGTTGGTAACAATTATAGGCTTGTTTTGGCCTTGATAGTAGTTGTTTAGCTGAACCATCCCAAAAGAGCCTGGAACAGTAAATTCTAACTTTTGACCAACAAATACTTGGTTAGCTTGTGATGTTGTCACTTGTGCGCCAACTGCTTGTGTTACAGCTGTAACATACAATGAAGAAGGAGCCACTGGAGTATCAACACCCTGTGGGTTTTGTGTGATGCGTCTTACCATAAAGGACGTTGCAGCAGTAGCAAAACCACTTGAGTTCAGACCAAGCAAAGTAAATCCAGATGTAGTCACCGAAGAAATAGTGAATACCATGCCGGAAATTTGTTCCATACCCACAGCATTATAAATGATGACCTGATCACCATTAGAATATGTGTTGGTAACAGTTGCTACCGCTGGATTAGCTTGGGTTATAGTTGTACCTGTTAAAGCTGCTTGGGGTTGTGGATTAGCAGTAATGTACGTGAAACCATTGGTAGCGGTAGCGTCAGTAAAATTATCGATCAAGATCGCACTCGAGCCCGCTTTTCTCCAACGAAGACCAGCATTAACAGCGGTTAAACCACCACCAAACCATTCGCCTGCTACGCAAGCTGTGGGAGCTGCTGCCGACATTTGAGTGAAGTTAATCACTTTCATGTAATCGCAACCAGATGGTAGCGGAATAATTTGCGCTACGGCTGTTGCTGGTTGGGTAAATGTACCCTGAGTAACAATAGTAAAAGGCATGTCAATCTCCTTATGATGGTTGGAATGTAGTTACGTTTAGTCCGCTAATCCAGTTCTGATTAGTGATCGCTCGTGCGATTGCAAACTTGGCATACAATTCACTGTTTTGGGCTACGCTAGAAACAACCCAAGGTGGTCGGTATCCGATCACTGCTGTGTAGTTGTTCTGCTCGATCTTAGCTGCTGATTCTAGACCATACATAGGGATTGTATAGACAGTGTTGCCTTTTAGAGAAATACCAGGGATTCTTGCAGCTTTGGAGCTAACAAAAAATCTGAATCTTGAAATAGAGCAATACTCTTCTGGTCTTAGACCTTCTTGTGTTGGGTATGCGTTCTTAAGCAATACGCCTTGCACTTTCTGAAAGTCAGCGCAAAGATTAGTATTTGCAAGTGCAATAAAAGCGTCTCGAACACCAGCAGTGCTAAACTCAAGAGTCGCCTCAAGAGATTGGAGCATTGATCTAGCATCATTGCCTAGTAAGATATTTTCTATGTTGTTTACATCGTTCAGCGAAATATTACTTGGTTGGTCCCCATTTAGCCCCCCAGTGGCGTTGATGTAAGAAACGCTGGAGCTGAAAAGGTCTCTCATCAAAAGATCCTCTTTTTCACGTAACCATTGTCCAAGTAATGCAGTAAATTTCGTAAGAGTCTTACTATTTTCCCACAATACTAGTTGTTCGTTAACTGCGATAGATTTAGCGTAAATTTCCATTGTAGCGTCAATGTCAGTTCTGACGGGAACCTCGGAAGCCGGGTCAATTCCACTACCATCGAGCTGTCCTCCATCAGTTGATAGACGCTCAAAGCGTGACATACGTGTAGTTTTACCGACATAAGATTCGGCATGATGTAAATCAACGCCGAAGCTGTGAATTAAATTAAACCTTTCTGTTACTTTAGTGACCTGATCTCTCAGGCGGAGTGACCACTTCGGATCTCTCTCTCTACCTTCTTGTATTCGTAGAGGTCAGACTTTCGCATCACTCTTTCGAGTGTCCTTTCGTTAAGTCGTTCACGGTGCCCAGATTTCTCTTGCTTCCGCCTTGTTACCCCATCGGGCTTCCAAGCCAATTAGAAAGGATTTATACCCGACATTTTCAAATAATGTTTATCGGGGTACTGAGCAGGTCTTCCGCCGCCTGTAGGGGGAGCTCAGGTGCCATATTTTGAATTCCGGTGATACCGGTTGAAAAGCCCATAAGGAACCTCTTTAATTTAAGTTAAAAATTTGTTTTTTTATCTTACGTTAAAGAGGCGTAGGCTCTGCATTAGGTCGCCATCCTAATTTTTGATGCTGAATTCATACTAACTAACTAATCATTTAATCTCAATTTTTTTTGTCGCTTGTAATTTTGCAAAAGGCTTTTTACTTGATCCATTGTCAAATCAAGTTCAACCATTATCTCGCGATACATTTTTCCTTGTTCTCTTAATTCACCTACTTTTTCACGAGTTCCAATTGGGAATTTTCTGCATGTATCCCAATTATCTCGCTTTTTTTTAATCATATCTTCGGTATTATCTTTATGTGTGCCTAAAAATAGATGTTCTATTCGACAACATTTGCGATTATCGCAGTGATGCAAAACAAGTTTTCCTTTATGTATTGGGCCATATTCAGCAATCCAAGCCGCTCTTGAAGCATTGATAACACGTTTATTATGTACAAAAGTTCCATATCCATTTGATAATGTTGCTGTCCATTCAAGACATTCTCCATTCCATTTAGTATGAGCTTTTATACGCTCTTTCATTAATTCTTGCTCTGTAGCATTAGGATTTTCTTTTTTGAATTTTAGAATATGAGCTTGATTGGTTTTACAACCGCAACTCTTTGATCTGCCTCTTACAAGTGCATCTTTACGAATGAAAGTTATATTTCCACAATCACATTGACATTTAAAATATTGTCCTGTTTTTTCTGGAACATTTGCTATTGATAAGACTATCAGCTTTCCGAATCTTTGATTTATTAAATCTGACATATAACCTCTCTAGTTAATCTCAGTTAAAGATACACCAGGCGGTGAGATGCCGCTTTTCGAATGCCTTCTAGGTGTATTGTGAGATATTATATCGTAAATTGGTCATTAATTGCAATTTCTTTTAAGACGTTAAACCGCGTAAAGTTTTTTGCATCCGCTCCCAGTTAGCTTGTTTCCTATCTTTGCTTAAGAAATTAGCTCCTGAGCTTTGCTCAACATTTGGCAATCCTTGTGTTGACATTGACTTAGGCTTGTTTAGATTCTGCTGGGCCTTAGCCGTATCCTTGCGTGCTGTGGCTTGATTTGGGACAAATTTTTTTACTGCCTTGTAAATGTCTGACCACTTGTCGAAACCTTCCTGGAGGCGTTGTAATGGGTTAGAAACTTCGGGATAATGATAGTCTAAATAATCAAGATTCTCTTGGCTCACTACTTGATTAAAATCGGAATAGGTCTGTTGCAATCTCTGTGGGTATTCCTGAGCTTCTCTTTGCGCTCTTTGCTGTTGATATAATGCTTCACGTTCAGCTAAAGCTTTTTGCACAGCCTTTTCTATTCTAGCATCATTCTCTTGGTTTGGGTCTTGATATTGCTCTTGCTGATATTGCTGTTGTGGAGGAGCTTTTGCAAAGGCTGCTTCCATTGCTGCCTTCAATGCAAGGGCTTCGGCTTCTTTCTCGGCAGCACGTTTCTCGGCTGCTTCCTTCTCAGCTCTATCTTTCTTTCTAGCTTCCCTAAATGCACGCCAATTTGGGTCTTCCTCTGTCTTTACTTCCTCAACTTTTGGTTGAGTTTCAGGGATCTTTTGCTCCGAAATTGGTTGTACATCTTGATTTTGCTTAACTTCTGCTATATTCTCTTGAGTATTATCCATGAGGAGTCTCCTTGTACGAAATTGATGATGAAAAAAAGGCTGAATACGAACTAGCTCTATCTAAAATTCGTATTGAAGTTTTAAAAAAATATGAAGAATACAATAAAACCATGAAATATATGGCTGCTGATGCTCCTATTGAAATATTATGCCTTCCTAAAGCCATTGAAACCATATTAATTACTAACGGGTATCTCCGCATCTACGACCTTTTTGATGCCGATTTTACTAAAATCAAAGGGCTCGGGGTCGTGAGATGCAGGGATCTTACAGCCTGCCTTGATCAGTTCTTCTCTATGCTTTGACATATATTCCAGCTCTGATAACATATCTATATTATGCTCATAACGAATATATTCCCAGAATTTACCCTGAAAAAAGGCTATTGACCATGCTTGCATTGTCTTATATCTTTTATCTACTACTGCCAAAGATGAAAGCTCGGCCATAACCATATCAGAGGGCAATATCCATAGGCGTTTTGTTATCCTTTGTTTTCTCTTATCATATAGAAATACTGCCTGATTCGGTCGGGGACTAGGCAAGTATGGCCAGCAATAGAATTTACGGCGGATTACATTCTTGAGAAGAGGGTCTTTAGCAAGTAACATCACAACGCAATATTCATTCTCACCGATCATATTTTCGTATGTATGTGCAGCCTGATACAATTGCTCTTCAATATCCTCTGCCATCCAATGACCTAGTTCCAGAGCATCATATTTCGTTGTATCTTTATTGAGCTTATTCTGGATCTGACCTGCTGTCATTTGAGCTTCGGGCATTAAACAAGACCTATCTTACGATTTTTTTTGTCCCTTCGCCATTGCTGTTTTGTTGGGCTTCCGATGAATTTTCTTAGGCTTTTTCGGAGTATTTTTACTCTTCTCTGGTTCATCTATTTCTTCCTTTTGGATTTCTGGAATGGAAGGAGTATCATAACAAGTAATTAACCTTGGTATATGTTTGTGCGTCCTGGCTGCAATCCATTCCTCGTCGGTCATCTCTATGCGCGTAATAGATTCTCTATTCATTGATCTTATTTCTTTCTTGACTTAACTTCTTTTGTCATTTTTTTCAGATCGCTTGCTACACTTTTTTCATATTTCGTGCCTTTATGAACTGAATGTTTAGATTTTGCAAGTTTTTCTTCTTTTTTTAAATCTCCTTTGCTCATGTCTTTTTCTTTTCTCATTGTAGACATGAACCCCTTTACTGCTTTTCTAACTGGTTTTGGTGTTGCCATTTAATTTTCCTATTTTAATGATCATTCATTTGTTTTAACGTGTGTGCAGGGTCTTTCGCGTGGATTGCGAGGATTTAGCACTGTTGCTGAATCGTCCGATCCTGCAGGTGTTAAATTCATGTTAATCTGCCATTGCTCATTAGGAACAGCTCTTCCCTTTCCATGCTTCACAACGTCCGCAGTGCGGTTTTTGGTATAGTCGGGATTATGCTTCGTTACCATATTATCTCCTTATAAAGATTCCTGGTAGGACTCGAACCTACACTCTCGCGCATGGGCCTTACCCCATTATCATGATGATCTATCCAATTTAAACTACAGGAATCATGTTTTATGGATACTTCATTTCATGTTTTTTAACATAGCCAACAAGGTCTTTTACAGATCTTTGAAGACATTCTGGATTGCCCATTTCAGACTTAGTATACTTCATATTAGCTGTATCTAATTCTTGTTCGGACTTTTCCCAGTGCCCTTCGTTAAACTGTGGCATTGCTGACATCTTATCATGTGGATGACCAGCATGTTTTTTATGGCTTTTCATCTTCTTTCTCCTCCCGCTGTTGCAGGTTGTTTATTTTCCTTAGATAACTTTAT